AAACCTTGAATTTACAAGGTTTGCCGCTTTTTTTGTTACTAATTTGTTATGAGTTCAATATTCGCGCGGAGCTCTTCAATGGTTTTATGCGTGTATACGCGCTCTCCGGTGTTTCCGGATTTGTGCCCCATGAGGCGGTCAATGCAGACCCGATTTGCCCCGGCGGAGTCGAGGCGGGAGCGGAATGTATGTCGGCACTCATGCGGGACGTGCTGCATGCCGGCGCTCCGCATGACGCGCCACCATACCGAGTAGTATTCCGGCGCGTACATTCTGCGGCCGTTGTGCTCGAAAAGGTATCCGCTCTTCGATGCTGCAGCCCGAGCTTCTACGATACTCAGTATTTTCGAGTGTATCGGGACAACGCGGTTTTTGCCCGCGGCGGTTTTTACGCCGCCGGTCATAGTACCCAGCTCGAGATCCACTGCGTCAATCCGCATGCCAAGCATCTCAGAGATGCGGAAGCCGGTGTAGAGAAAAAAGAGCACCGAGTCAACCCCGGGCTCGCCTTTATGCGCCCAGAGCCGCGCGACTTCCTCATCGGTGAAAGCGCGGCGCGTGGTCTCGGCGGCGGGCGCGGAGGTTAGGAGCGTCGAGTACTGCCGTGTTATGACATCGAGCTCCAGCGCAAAGCGGTCGAGATGCGACCAGAGCGCTTTTACTGAAGCCTGCGTAGAGTAGCCATGCCCGCACTCATCAATGCAGGCCTGCATCTGAAAGGCTTTAATCTGATTGTACGGTGTGCGTGCAAGCCTCTCACAGTGCTTGTATACGCCGATGAGGGAGCGCCGGTTGCTGCGCCCGAGCTTCACTGCGCGTTTCTCTTTCCAGAGGTCATATAGCTCCTGTAGCGTAATCGTGCTGCGCTCTAAATCCCAGGGCTCCGCATTGTACTGCGCGAGCAGCATGAGCGCCTCTTCTCTGGTGGCAGCATAGCCGATCGGTTTTTGCCGGCCGGATTTCCCTTCCTTTGCGACCCATGGCTTCCGGCGATTTCCGGAAAGCCGGGTGACAGTCCCGTAGCCATTTGGGTTTTTCATCTCACATCACTCTGAAAAGCAATCGCTTTCCCCAAGATATGCACATGGTCCAGCTTTTCGCCGGTGTAGATCAGCGGCTTGTATGCCGGATTTTCTGCGACCAGCTGCAGCATATGATCCTCAGCGTCGTAGTAGACGCGCTTCAAGGTAGCTTCGTCGTCGATCGCGACCGCGTAAATTTGACCGTCTTCGAGCGGCGCGTCTTTCTGAATAAAGACGATGTCGCCGTCCATGATTCTCGCGCCGGTCATGCTATCCCCGCGGGCTTTGAGGCAAAAATCCGCTTTTATGTCCGTCCCTGCTGCAATGTAGCTCTCACGCCCTTCGTTGCAGAAAATGGGCTCGCCGCACGCAATTTCACCGAGGAGCGGGACATTTCGGGTTTTGATAGGGAAAATATTGGGGAAGCGCGGAAGCTCTCCATGCGCCATAGACTCCGGAAGCATAGTAGTTTTGCTCGTGCGGCCCAAAAGGTAGTCGACATCNGGGAGCGGGACATTTCGGGTTTTGATAGGGAAAATATTGGAGAAGCGCGGAAGCTCTCCAGGCGCCATAGACTCCGGAAGCATAGTAGTTTTGCTCATGCGGCCCAAAAGGTAGTCGACATCGACATTGAAAAAGTCTGCGATGAGCTCTGTAGTCTCAAAATCCGGCTCGCGACGGCCTGTCTCGTACATGCCTATGCGACTTCGATTGATGCCGAGCTTGTCTGCAAGCTCTTCCTGTGTATATCCGTTTGCAGTCCTTAGTGCCTTAAAAATCGCGCTGAATTGGCTCATGTTGCCCTCCTCTCTTATTAGAAAAGAGTGTATCACGAAAAGTGATAGCAAGCAATAAGAAACTCGTCACGAAAAGTGTTGACACTTAAAGTAACAAGTGCTATCATGCTCTTGTCACGAAAAGTAAAGAATGGAGGTGAGGAAATGACCGACTACGGCGGGAAACTTAGAGACTTGCGCGGACAGCGAAGCAGAAAAGAAGTTGCGGACGCTTGCAAAATTGGCGTGTCTACGCTTGCGATGTACGAACTCGGCGAGCGACGCCCGCGTGACGAAGTCAAGAAAAGACTGGCAGAATATTTCAAGGTGCCGGTCAGCTGGATTTTTTTTGACGAAAAATGTCACGCATAGTCACAAATTAGGGCAGGACNAAGCGACGCCCGCGTGACGAAGTCAAGAAAAGACTGGCAGAATATTTCAAGGCGCCGGTCAGCTGGATTTTTTTTGACGAAAAATGTCATGCATAGTCACAAATTAGGGCAGGACGGTCACCATTAGACGCAACCGAAGAAAGGAGGTAAGAGCACGAAAAAGAGAAAAGAAAATCCGCCCGAGATTCGCGGTTGGACGCGCATCATCGTCGAGACAGACGAAAAAGACCCCGTAACCATCGCCACTATCACAGAAGATGACATTGATATGGCGGATGGCTACAGGGTGCGGCTCAGACCGGTTTACAGCAACTAGTGCTCCTTGTCCCTAGGCGGGCAAGGGTCGTTACCGTAGCTGTCTTTTGAAGCTATTTGCCCATTGCGCTTTTGGATAATGCATTCGCTTTCCTGGTTTTCAGCGATTTTCCTGGCGCAGGCTGCGGCTTCCGCCCGCGTGTCGCAGAGCTTTGTAGCGCGCGAATTACCCTCGCCGCGAACGGCCCACTTCTTGCCACGGGGCGAAACCCATTGATTTTTACCCATTGTTAGCATCTCCTCTCTACAGACTCGGGCACGGCAATGCCCTGTAAGGACAGTATAGGGGAGGGAGCATCAGGAGAAAAGGAGAGAAAGATATGCAGGAACTGAAAATCTTTGAGAGCACAGAGTTTGGAGAAGTCCGGACAGTGGAGCTCGACGGCAAGCCCTACTTCGCCGGAACAGATGTTGCGCGGGCGCTTGGGTACAGCAACCCCCGGGATGCGGTGGCAAGGCACTGCAAGGGTGTCGTGAAACGCGACGGGGTCTCCGAGACGACCAACCAGCACGGGACGACCACTAAGCAGACAATACAGATGAGCTTTATCCCCGAGGGCGATGTTTACCGCCTGATCGTCAGCAGCAAGCTTCCGTCGGCGGAGAGATTTGAGCGCTGGGTTTTCGATGAGGTGCTTCCGACTATCCGGAGACACGGGCTTTATGCGATTGACGACATTATCGCGGATCCGGATCTCGGCATTCGGGCGCTGCTGGCGCTGAAAGCAGAGCGCGAGGCGCGGAAAGCGCTTGAGGTCGAGAATAAGGTTAAAGACCAGCAGATTGCAGAGCTTAAACCGAAGGCAAGCTACTATGACCTGATTCTCCAGTGCCCGAGTCTTTTATCCGTCACGGAGATCGCGAAAGACTACGGTCTTAGCGCAAAGGCACTCAACAAAATGCTGCACGACATCGGCGTGCAATTCAATCAGAGCGGTGTGTGGTTCCTTTACTCGAAGTACCAGAGCTACGGCTACACGCAGACCAAGACACAGAACTATAACCGCCCGGACGGCTCGCAGGGCGCACGGACGCACATGTACTGGACACAGAAAGGCCGGCTTTTCCTCTACGATTTGCTGAAGCGAAGAGGCGTGCTGCCGATGATCGAGAGAACGGAGGCGGCATGAGGAAGGACGGTGTTTTGTCGCTGGTCTACGGAGTCAACGCGCTGATGACGGCAATCAAATCCTTGCAGTTAGCCGCGAGCGAGCTCGATGATGACGGCGATGTCACGGAGCTGATAGCGGGCAGCCTTGACGAGGCATATGCCGAGTTAGATGTGGCAAAGGACGACCTTTGCGAGTACCTCGACACAGAGGCGGAGGAGTAAGGTACATGGATGTTAAGGACACTTTGAAGTTTATGACCGCCGCCCGGCTTGGTGAAATCGGCACACTGCTGAGCGGCTACGCAGAGGGATTGTCGGCTATGGGCTGCGACGAAGTCGTCGCCAACATTAAGTGCGCGAAAACGTCGCTTGCTGCGGCGGAAAGCAATCTTTGCATCGACATTGTACTTTCTGAGACTAAGAAGGAAGGGTGATATGGCAAAAAGACCGATTCCGGAGAGGCTCGAAATCATCGAGCTGTGCATCAAGGCTGTCCGGAAAGAGCTTTTAGAGGACGCCGACTATGACGACGTGACCAATTATCTGGAGAGTGCGGAGGACGAGCTGTGCTCCGCCCGGCAGGCTTTTCGGGAGGTGAGGGTATGAGTGACACGACTTTAACGCTTGAGGCTATGGCGCTGATCAAAGACGCGACGGACCGACTGGACAAGACAGACCTCAGCGGGCTCAGCGCAATGGATGTTTTTTACACAGCGATGGCGCGCTACTGGCTGGCGAGCGCACACGCGCAGCTTGAGGAGCTGCTGCACAAGCTCCCCGGGGGAGAGGCATGAAGCAGTACCGGTACTACACGATGCGGCAGCGGCCGTGGTCAATCCCGTGCGGAGGCCTTCGGAGTATCTGCGACTATCGCAGACGGCGCGAGGTCAAAACGGATATAGGGCGAACGCACGCATGGGGCTATGCGCAGTATGACAGGCGGCTGACCTTAGAGGAGATACAGAGATACGAGCTCGTTTATGGAGGAGAGGTAGAAGAATGAATGCAATCAATGTAGTGAGCAGCGAGAAGCGCTGCATCGAGGCCGTAAATGAAAGCTCTCGCAACGGCTTAATCCGAGAACTCCGCGAGATGCAGGCCGAGCAGGAGAGGGACAAGCGCAGACAGTCCTGGCTGGAGCGGCACCTGGTATCGGTGTACGAGCAGCTGGAGCGGGCGCAGTGGAGCAGCTCTTTCTGGAAGGGCGTCGCATTTTGGGGCTGGGCGGTCGCCATCGGCGTGACCCTCGGCCTGATGCTGTGAGGTGGCCGGAATGAAAGACATTACTTTCCAGCTGGGTACACCGTACGCGAACGAGTTTGTGCGCTTTGCACGCGCATTCATCGACCAGAAGAACCCGCGCAGGCTGGTTTGCGCGATGGCGTACGGCAGAATCGACGACCGGATACTCTATGTACGCGGCACAGACGGAAACCGAGCCTTTGAGCTCACATTGCCGCTGCTCTCGGCTTCCGTAGAGCATGGGGAGTTTCTCTTAAGTCCGCCTGCGGGTCTTTTTGACAAGCGCTCCGCTTACGTAGAGGTGACTGCGGGAGCGGATGCCGCGACCTACCGGAGCTTAAACGACAGCGTCACGCTGTCAGTCGAGAAAGGCAATTACCCGAATCTTGACGGTGTCTGGGAGCTCAAACCCGCAAACAAAGCGAGCGAGAAGCTTGAAACCTATTTTTCTCCGAGCCTTCTCGCAAGCTCATTAAAGGCTTTTGACCAGAAGCGGCCGGTGAAGCTGACCTTTACGACCGATCGCGCGCCGGTCCTGATTACGCAGGGTAGCGCCAAGGCAATCGTGCTGCCGGCCAGAAACACCGCCGCGACATGAAGCATGTGTGGGATGAGCACCTCAAGGAGCTCGACAAGCTCCTTGAGGCCGTCGCGGAGCACCGCGAAATGATTGTGTGCGNCAGTGCGAAGGCAATCGTACTGCCGGTCAGAAATCCGGACAAGGCTGCGACATGAAGCATGTGTGAGATGAGCACCTCAAGGAGCTCGACAAGCTGCTCGAAACGGTCGCAGAGCACCGCGAAATGATTGTGTGCGTCGGGGAGCGATTCGCAAGTGGAGAGGATGAGGAAGAGCAGGTGGCCGCAAGGCTTGTCAGTCTCTCACTGAAATCGGTGAGAGACGCCTGCGAGGAGTATCTCCGGAATATGCCGGAGTAAGGAGGACAAATGGACAAGACCGTATTTTTGGAGGACGTGAGAGGCATTGTCGAAGAGCGGGAAGAGCAGCACGGCTCTCCGAAGGAGATTTTTGAGTCCATCGCGATTTTCTGGAGCGACTACCTGTATCGCGCTTATGGCTGTGAGGTGGATCTCTCCGGCATGGATGTGGCGCTCATGATGGCTCAATTCAAAATCGCGCGGGTTATCGCAAATCCGGGAAAAGCGCTCGACAGTCTCATGGACATTGCGGGCTATGCAGCATGCGCAGCCGAGCTCGGCGGACTGAGCAAGGAGTAAGTATGGCATTCGGAGAGAAGCTGAAAGTGCTGATGCGCGACCAAGGCCTTACGCAGTCCGAGCTGTCGGCGCTTACCGGAGTCGGAAAATCCTCTATCAGTCAGTACCTCTCCGGTAAGAATGAGCCCGCGAGGGCGCGTAAGCGCGAATTTGCCCGCGCCCTCGGTGTGCAGGATGACTATTTCGAGCAATTCGTGCCAATCGCAGAGGTGAGGCCGAATGACGCTGTAAATGTACCGGTCGACCTGGTCGCGCGGCTCATGGGTAAATCGAAAGCATTTGTTACGCAGGGTTTGCAAGACGGCGTTTTCCCGTGGGGCTACGCCGTGAAGCTTAAGCAGTGGAGCTATTTCGTCAGCGCAGTGAAATTCACTGAGCTGACCGGGATTGAAATACCGATGAATAAGGAGGAATGCAACAATGAAGATTACAGTCACATTTGATTCCCTCGACGAATTCGAGGCATTTAAGGGCACCGCGGTAGTCGCCCCTCAGAGCGCGAAGAAGCCCGCAGAAGAGCCGGAAGCGCCGAAGGCAAAGAAGTCCGCACCGAAGGAAGAAATGCCTTGGAAAGAGGCGTCTACTGAGGCAGAGACACCGAAGGCGGCAGCTGCACCGGCAGCGCCTGCAGTCACCGAGGATTTCCGCGTTGAGGTCCGGAAAGCGCTTGCACAGCTCAATAAATCGACCGGCGGAAATGTCGCGAAGGAGCTCATCAAGGAATTTGGCTGCTCCAAGCTTACCGAGGTGAAGCTCGAAGACCTTCCCGCCCTCATGGAGAAAGTGAAGGCGCGGAATGCCGAGTGATCACGCAAGGCTCTCGCCAAGCAGCGCCAAGCGGTGGCTTAACTGCCCTGCCTCGATCGCCCTTAGCGCAGGGCTTCCGGAGCCGCCCGAGAGCCCCTACGCTGCAGAGGGCACTCTGGCGCACGCGGTCGCAGAGTCAAAACTCCGGATGCTTTCCGGAGAGATTACACCGGCACAGCATGAAAGGCAGATGAAGGAGCTCCGGAAAAGCGAATACTGGTGCGGCGAGATGGACGAAGCGACCGATTTCTATGCGGATACGGTCATGGAGCGGCTTGCAGCAGCAGGCGAGGACGCAGAGCTCATGGTAGAGCAGCAGCTTGACCTCGACGCATGGGCTCCGGAATCCTTCGGCACAAGCGACGCTGTCATCATCGGCGGCAGCACAATCGAGGTTATCGACCTCAAATACGGGAAAGGTGTGAAGGTCGATGCGCCGGGCAATCCGCAGCTTAGGCTTTATGCGCTCGGCGCGGCAGCACTTTTCGGGGACATCTACGAATTCGACACCGCGCGCTATACCATCATCCAGCCGCGCCTTAACCACATCAGCACCGAAGAGATTCCGCTTGATGAACTAATGTGCTGGGGAGAGACAGAGGTAGCACCGAGAGCCAAGGAGGCCTTTTCGGGCTCAGAGCGCTTGTCCTGCGGGGACTGGTGCCGCTGGTGCCCGGTGAGTGTGCGCTGCCGAGCACTTGCAGAGTACAACCTCTCCGTCGCGAAAGACGAATTCAAAAATCCTGCGCTTCTCACCGATGAGGAAATCGGCGAAATCTTAGGGCGCGCCGGAGAGCTCAAATCATGGGTTGATGCAGTGCAGGCGTGGACGCTTGACCAGGCGCTTAAGGGCAGGCACTTCGACGGCTGGAAGCTTGTCGAAGGGCGGTCAGTCAGACAGTACGCGGACGCCTTAAAGGTCGCTGATGCGCTTAAGGCAGCAGGATATGACGAAGCGATGCTTTATGAGCGGAAGCTCTACGGCATCACAGCAATGGAAAAGCTTGTGGGCAAGAAAAAGCTTACCGAAACGCTCGGCGAGCTCATCATAAAGCCCGCGGGGAAGCCGGTCTTAGTGCCGGAGAGTGACAAGAGAGAAGCTATTAATTCGGCAGCAGCCGATTTTGAAAAGGAGATTTGATTATGAGTACTAAGGTTGTCACGGGTTTGGTTCGTTTTAGTTATGTAAACATCTTCAACAGCCGCTCTTTCCAGGCAGGGCAGGATGCGAAATACAGCATCTGCCTGCTCATCCCGAAGAAGGACAAGGAGCTGGTGAAGAAGCTGAGGGCGGCAATCGATGAGGCTGTGCAGGAAGGCATTGCTTCCAAGTGGGGCGGCAAGAAGCCCGCGAGCCTTAAGCTTCCGCTCCGCGACGGCGATGAGGAGAGAGCGGCGGAGGCTCCGGAGTACGAGCGCATGTATTTCCTCAATGCGAACAGCACGAAAAAGCCGGGAATCGTCGACAAGGATTTGAACGAAATCCTCGACCCCGAAGAGGTCTATTCTGGCTGCTGGGGAAGAGCGTCCATCAACTTCTACGCTTTCAACACGAATGGCAACCGCGGCGTCGGCGTGGGCCTCAATAATATCCAGAAGCTCAAAGACGACGAAGCACTTGGTGGCGCACGCGCTTCGGCAGAGACCGATTTCGGTGATGACTTCGAGGTCGATGAGGACGACGATTTCTAAGGAGAGGAGCTGCATATGCGCAGAGTGATGGGCGTCGACATCGAGACGTATAGCTCTGTGGATCTCATCAAGTCCGGCGTCTACAGATACGTGGAGGCGCCGGACTTTGATGTACTACTGATCGGCTATAGCTACGACGATGAAGACGAAGTGCATGTAATCGACACGATGTCAATCGACAGGGACACGGATGAAGAGCTCCGCAGCTTCTGCGAGGCTCTCATGAATCCCGACATTATAAAGACCGCCTACAATGCAAATTTCGAGCGCACCTGCCTTGCGCGGTGGCTTAAGGAACCTATGCCGCCCGAGCAGTGGCAGTGCACGATGATTAAAGCACTGACGCTCGGCCTGCCGGGCAGTCTTGCAAGCTCCGGAGCGGCGCTTGGCCTGCCGGAAGACAAGCTAAAAGACCCGCAGGGTAAAGCGCTCATCCAGTACTTCTCAAAGCCCTGTAAGCCCACAAGGGCGAACGGTGGCAGAGAGCGGAACCTTCCCGCGCATGACCCGGAGAAGTGGAAACTTTATATCGAGTACAACCGGCAGGACGTGGTCACAGAGAAGGAAATCCGGAAACAGCTTGCACCGTACAAAACGATAGACGAAGAGCAGGCGCTCTGGGCGCTCGATCAGCGGATGAACGACAACGGCGTGAGACTGGACGTCGCAATGATTGAGAAGATTGTCGACTATGACGCGAGGCGGAGCCGCGAGCTGCAGGCGGAAGCGCAGGCAATCACGGGGCTCGAAAACCCGAATAGCCTGGCGCAGTTAAAGCGCTGGCTCGCAGAGCAGAATGTCGGTATGACCAGCGTCACAAAAGACACGATAGAAGAGGCGCTTAAGAATCGCGACCTTCCCGCCAATGTGCGGCGCGTGCTCGAAATCCGGACAGCGCTCGGCAAAACCAGCGTCGCGAAATACAGCACAATGCTTGCTGCAGTGTGTGCAGACGACCGCCTCCGCGGAATCCTCCAGTTCTACGGAGCGAACCGCTCAGGCCGCTGGGCAGGGCGGCTTGTGCAGACGCATAACCTCGCGAGAAACAGCTTGCCGGACCTTGCACTTGCGAGAGAACTTGCAGCAGCGGGCGATTTCGACACAATGCAGACACTCTTCGGAGAAACCGCGTTTGTCTTTTCGGAGCTTGTCCGGACGGCCTTCGTTCCGTCGGAGGGCTGCCGCTTTGTGGTCTCCGACTTCTCCGCCATCGAGGCGCGAGTGGTCGCATGGATTGCCGGAGAGGATTGGGTCCTCGACACTTTCCGCGCAGGAAAGGATATCTACTGCGAGACTGCGGCAATGATGTATCACGTGCCGGTAGAAAAGCACGGCATAAATGGGCACCTTAGGGCAAAAGGAAAAGTTGCTACACTGGCCTGCGGTTATCAGGGCGGAGTTGGCGCGATGAAGCGCATGGACCGGAGCGGCTCTATTCCGGAAGAGGAACTCCAGAGCATCGTAGATGCGTGGAGGGCGGCAAATCCGAAAATCAAGAAGTTTTGGTACCTCTGCGAGACGGCTGCAAAGACCGCCATCACAGAGCACCGGACCGTGCGGCTGCAGCGTGGCATCGCGTTTAGCTATATCAACGGAAACCTTTTTATAAAGCTTCCGGGCGGCCGGAAGCTCTGCTACTGGAGCACGCGGCTAAAAATGGATCCGCGCGACGGCAGAGAGCACATCACCTACATGGGCGTAAACCAGGAGACAAAGGCCTGGGGGGAGACAGAGACCTACGGCGGAAAGCTGGTAGAGAATATCGTCCAGGCTACTGCGCGAGACTGTCTGGCGATCGCTATGACACGCGTCAGCGCGCTTGGGTACAAAATTGTCATGCATGTGCACGACGAAATGATTGTCGATGTGCCGTGCGAAGACGCCGATGCCGCCGCGGTGATTAATGACATCATGGGACAAGACATCGACTGGGCTCCGGGACTGCCGCTTAAGGGCGACACCTACGAGACAGATTTCTATAAGAAAGATTGATGGGGGGGGGGATTTGATGGAAAATGACGGCAAAATCCTGATTTCCATAGGCAAGAGCCGCTTTGAGACGGCATGGAAAAATAAAGAAATGCTCTGGTCGGAGCTCTTAAAGCGGCTCTCTACGTCCGTGACTACGCCTGAGACCCACGCCGAGTACATGAAGCTCCCGAAGAGCGAGCAGGACAGAATTAAGGACATCGGCGGCTTTGTCGGCGGGCACTTAAAGGACGGACGGAGAAAGACCGGAGCCGTAGTAGCCCGTCAGATCCTCACGCTCGACCTCGATTTCCCTCCGGCTGACCTCTGGGAAAGCCTTATGGACAATCTGGACCTCGACTGCGCGATGGCGGTCTACTCGACGCATAAGCACACGCCGGACAAGCCGCGGCTTAGGCTCATCATGCCCCTGTCCCGTGCGGTGTCGCCGGATGAGTACGAGGCTATCGCGCGTAAAATCGCGGAGAAAATCGGCATCGACTACTTCGACGATTCGACTTTCCAGCCCGCACGGCTCATGTACTGGCCGAGCAATAGCGCAGATGTAAAGCCGGAATTCCGTTCCTATGACGCGCCGTTTCTTAATGCCGATG